TACTTCCCCTTCACCTGAGAATTCTCCTGCGACATCCATAACTTTGTCAAAGATGCTGCTTAAACGCTCATCTGTTTCTAGAACGCTCATTAAATATTCTTGATCATCTGCTTCTAAAGATTCAGTAAGTACAAACTCTAGGTAGCTGTCTTCCATTGCATCGTCTGGAAGCTGTGAAGATTCTGCGGCTGCCATCTCGTCTTCTGGGATGTTGTCGTAAGTATCGACAGGCATGTCTTCTTCCATTTCCATTTCTGGTGGCATAAGCATTGAGCCTTCAGCATACTTCATCTTGCCACCCATAGACTTACGTGAGCGGTTGTAGCCTTCGTTCATCTTACGATCCATTTCGTCTTGAGCGTGTTGCTCATCCATTTTTTCTATTTCTTCTTTTGAAAAAGGAGCATCTAGTTTTCTAGCAGCGTTATCTTTATCTATCCACGCTTGACTCTTTGCTTCCATTTCTTGAATGGTCATGTCTTCTTTTTTCATTAAACTTTTTGGCATTTTCTAGTCCTCAATTCTCTGTTTAGCTTCTTTTATTTGTTCTTTTAGCTGTTCTAAATTACCCAGAGAACTCACTTTCCCCTGCTTGCGGAACATTTCCAGTTCCGATGTTGCCACCACCAGTGCCTGTAACTCCAACATCTTGAGGTTGTTGAGGTGCTCCTTGAACGCCACCCATAGTTCCGGGTTGTTCACCAGCGGGGACAGCCTCGCTGCCATTTGCTTGTCCAGCATTCTGTGCTCCTATAATTTGGGCCATGATCGCAGCTTCTTCAGGATCATTAAGTATTTCATCGGGATCAAGATCAAGGCTGTAAGCAAGCTCACTAACGATCTTAGAGATTTTAACGAACGGTGCAATGGCAGGATTCTGTGCGGTCTGAAGAAACATAGTCAATCGCTGGCTACGTACTTCTTTCTGCATCAGGCTGTTAGTACCCATTGCTCTAATTTCTAAATCGCCTTCAATAGCCAGATCGCCTTCAAAGAATTGCATGTTCCACTGGTAGTAAGCTTGACCCAAAGGCTTCAACAAGAAATCGTCTAAGTTCTTTACGACTGTCTTAATGTTTAAGCTTGCTGCACCCAGTAGCATAGACATACCAGAAGCAGTTCGTGTCATGCTCTGTACGCCTGTTTGACCGTGAGAGTAGCTAGGAATACCTGTCTGTTCATCTGCAAGCTGACGGAACTTGTCAAACATCATCATGTTTTCTTGTGATGTGTTAGGGAACTTCACTCCGTGAATCGCCTGTCCGGGCATCCCTGCTTGCCTTCTAAACACCTTGCCGGGGTATATATCCATTGACTGTCCACCCACCAAAGCAGATTCGTCAACATCGAATACAAGGGAACCACTCAGTGCAAGGTTATCAATAGCCATACGTGCATGGCCGTTCATTATTTGTTGCGAGTCATCCATATTTTCGGCCACACCAATACCGAAAAAGCTATAAGGGTTACGCTCGTAACTAAAGGCATTATAGGGCAGTCTATATGGAGTAAAAGGATTAATAACTGAGCGGAGTAGCTTGCCATTACTAATCCATGCATTAACTTGTACTTCATCTAAATCATCCACTTCATCTGGAAGTTCCATTCCAGCTTCACGGGCGTACTGTGCGTCCATGATTCCCCAATATTCTAACACTTCAAACTGACCAGAACCATAGTCATCTGTTCTAGCATCGTCTTTCAGCTCGTGCTCGTAGTCTTTCTCTGTGTAGTTTGGCCCCATCATCAAACATTCGCGTATAGCGTCTTTGTTAAAGTATGGTAGCTTTGATAATGATCTTAGCTGTGACTTATTAAGCTTGTGGCGATGGAAGGTGTACTCACATTCATCAATCGTAGTGGCGCTGGGATCGGGGAAGAAGTCCCATATACTGACAAATTCAATCCGTGGAACACGAACATTGAGAGGAGAATAATTGCGCTCGCCAGTTTCTTCATCTTTGTTCCAACGTCCAATAGTTTTGTTGTGGTTAAATGGGCCTTTAACAATTCCTGTGCCGAATAAGCTTGCTTCAAATAATGCATTCCGTAGTTCTGAAGAACCATTAGACTCTTCAATTTGATCGTGAATAAGTTTTTGCATATGTCTTGCAGCATCTTTAGCCGGAGACATTTCTAATACTTGAGGATCAGGAGAAGGGCCGTTAGCAAAATTTAACTTGCCTTCTTCTATTCCTTTCTTAACTGCTTCTTCAAAAGCAGACTCACCGCTTGAGAATGTTGCTCCAGCCTTTAGTACTTTGCCATCGCCTTCGTAGCCAACATCAAAAGGGTCTACTTCTTCTTTCTTTTCTTCTTGAGGCTTTGGTGCGCTCTGGCTTGTTTCAATGCCCGGAGTCATGTCAAGGTGTTGATACGTTGCAACGCCTTCAGGAATAAGTGTTTCTTTAACGCCTATTGGGAACTTACCTGTTCCAAAAATAACGTCTACTAACTGTCCAAATGCTGCTAGTACTTTGGTCTTAGTTACTTTGATAAATACTTTAGATTTTTCTGACTCTCTGAACTTTACGTTCTTTCCATATAGTCCACGGAAGTTATGGTAGGCTCGTAGCCATCTTGCTTCATCGTGTTCTCTTGCGCTTTCAGCATCTGCAAAGCGATCCATTACTAAGCCTACAAAACGAGAACGCACATCGTCTTCTAGATTCATCTCTAGACCGCTCTCTCCCTCTACAGATTTAAAGTAGAGTTCGTTAGCGTTATCGAATAATGTATTTTCTTCGTTCATTTAACTTTCCTTTAGAGGGGCTTTTGAATACTCATGTTGCCGCTAAGTTGACCGCCAGCGTTTTTATTGACTCCAGCCCTTACTGTAATTCCAGTACGCTTAAATGTCTTTGAAACAGAAGCACCGCTACCGCCTTTATTACTATAAGCATTTACTGACTTATTCTTTGGAAGTTGCTTGTTAATGCTGTAACTAGAGCCTGTAGTACCTTTAGAATCTTTAAACATGTCTGCGGAAACTGTTGCTCCACCTATTTTTGTTCTAGCTGTAACGCTTCCAGAAGTGTAGTTTTGATTGCCTTGTGCAGAACCTGTAATACTTCCAACACCTTTGAAATCTTTTCTAGCAACTAAAGAACCATTACTATACTTTTGTTTTTTCATTCTTGTTCTCCAGAAAAACCTGCCGTCATCCTAAGAATCGGGCAGGTGTATTACTGATTTAACTTAGATAGCTTGAAACTGAACGGTGTATGTAACAGTTGTTGCGGCAGTAGCGAGGTCAGCACCAATTGGAGTGAGTCGCGCATGCAATGTACGATCAACAGCAGAGTACAGAGTGCTTGCAATTACAATAGCTTCTGAAGTAGCTGGGCCGCCTACAACACCAGCAGTTACTGAAGTAGTAACAAATTGGTTAGCTGCATGACCGTGTGACTCTTTGATCAAATACAAAGGAGCTTTAGCAGCCCATGTTACAGCAGAGCCGCCATCATCCATGATTGCTTCAGTTGCAATAATTTGACCACCACCAGCAGCCGTACCTAAACTAAAGTCTACGTCATTGCCGCTGCTTCCTCCAGTAACGAGGTTGCCAGCAGGAGTAGCAATCAAGTTACGGATGATTGTTCCAGCAGGCTGTACAAAGGTTACGTCAGTGTGTGTATCGTCTGTTACAGCAATAGTAGCTGTAGTTACGGTTACTTCTGCGCCTACGCGCTCTGATAAAAGACGAACATCTGAAGCGATAGCTGCGTCATTGATGTTCTTACGGATGTTTACTTGTCCTGTAGCTGTTGACATATTTATTCTCTCTTTTTAATTATGGGTTTGTTTTAATATCCAAAAGTCGAATCAATAGGCTCGAAATGTTTCTCTCTGCTTAGCTGTCTCATCTGACTCATTGTGTCGTTAATACGCGGTCTTGCCATGATCAAATATCTTAGTGCATCGTATGCATGGTCAGGAGCGTGTGTATTAACATCTTCGGGATTAGATTTATCCAGAGGAATACTTTGAAGTTCGCGTATCAGGTTCGGGCAAGTATTAAATATTTGGATTCGTGGCCTACCGCTTTGCGTGATCTTCAAGTATTCGTGGATTTGAATTTTGCCTTGTATGCGATTCTTGTCAGCCCTTCTTAGCTTGTGGCCTGCTCGTTGCAGTGTCTCACCTACTGTGGGGCCTGTGGTTCCAGTTCTGCTCCAACAGGCTGTGTCTAGAACTCCACCTACGCTGAAAGGATCGTCCATCTCCATATTGGTTAACATATCTGCTAACTCAGTACCGAGCAATCCTTTCTTATACAATTCTCTATATATGATCAGTGTGCCATCGCTGGGATCAACTGCACCCCACACACAAGCACTCTCTGATGCATAACCATAGTCAATTCCCTTTGTACGTTCCCAGTGCAGGGGCAGTTCAAAAGGCGTTATGACATGGTCAATAGGGTTGAACTCTGTGAATGCTGCACCTTCTGCAACATCCCAATTACCGTCTAGTAGCTGTTGACGCTGTGTAGGCGGCAAAGCATTTAGCATCTTCTCGTAGCGTCCATCGTGTGCTAAGAAAGGATTGTCTTGTAATCGTGCTGGTATAAACTTTCTTGTTAAACCATCAGCGCCTTCAAAAGAAGTGTTAGCAGGCTGTGGATCAATGTAACGCTTCTTTACCCACGTTGCCCCGATGCCGCCGGGGTTTGCTGTACAACGCATGTAAGGTACAATTTCAGAATCTGTAGTTCGTAGCCGTGACGCTAAGTAGTTCCAGCTAAACTCTGTGGGTAGGTGTGTGATCTCGTCAAACCCTATCCAGCTATATGCTTGTCCCTGATACCTGTATACATCTGCATCACGCTCAAGGAATCCAAACTCTATCTTAGCTCCGCTGGGGAAGTTCCACAGCTTCTCTACTTCTTTGTACTTGCAGCCCGGAAAGGCTTTTGGGTACAGCTCACGACTCTTGTCTATAAGCTCTCGTAGTTCTGGCATAGAGCGTCTTATGATTAGACCCCTGTGAGCAGCCCTGTGAGCGTATCTAAGCGGGTCTACGAGCATGGCGTAGGACTTACCGCCTCCTGCTGCTCCTCCGTACAGAACGTCTGTCTCGCTTGCTGCGAGGAAGTCTTCTTGTGGGCCTTCGTTGGCCTTGAAGATAACGTCCTCTTTAACCTCTTGTGCTAAGGCTGCGGGGAGTGCATTCAGCTCTGGAGCTTCTAAGACGTTGCCAGTTGTGTGGCTTTTGTCTTCGAGCTTGTTTAATGTCTTTGTTGTTGTCTTGATGGACTGCTTGTAACTGTTTACTTTGTTCTGCGCTGCTTGCATCTTCTTTTGTTTTTCGCGCACAGACCGCTTCGCGTCCATCTTAGCTTTGGTCTCGGAGTGGAATGTGTATCCACGACCTTTAGAACCTTTGGCTCTTCCTGACTTCTTACGCGGGGTTCCATCTACTTTGAGTATGAACTCTCCGCTATCATCCTTTGCGTAGTTGTCGGGGTTAACATCCCAATCTTTGCTATCCATTGCGCTTATCTACTATCTTCTTTAAGCCCATGTGCGATAGCTTACGTCCAGTTTCAAACTCCAACCACAAAGCACCTTCGCGTAAGCTTAGTGCTTGATCGGTTATTAGCTTTGCAACTTTGTCTAAGGCTTCTAGCTGCTCTGGGACAGGAGTAAGCAGCTCCATGTTTGCGTCATCTAGTTCGTATCCAAACGGGATAGTACTACTAGACCTCCTCATAAGTACCTTCTATTACTGTCTCCACCTTTGCGGGAAGTATAAACAAACCACCAGCAGTATTAACGGTAACATCTAGTCTATCTGTCTTGCCTAAGCCTACACGGTCTAGAATGGTCTGTGCTGCTTGTATACGCATGTTAGCTTGTGGGATAGGTTCTGCACTGTCCATGACCTGTACGAGCTTTAGAGCAGCTTTAGGTGCGCTCTGCGCTAGTATGTTTGTAGCTAAGTCCAGTATCTCTGTCTTTAAGCTTTTAACTACGCTATTAATACTGGTAGGGGCGTATCCGGCCATCTCTCCTGCAAGCTGTGTGTCTCCACCGCATGCTGTTAGGCTATCAAGGAAGGACTGTTGTTTAGTTGTTAGTTCTTTAGTGGTAGTCATGTATTACATTATACAGTCGTATGGGGGTTTTGTCAAGTAGAATTAAGTTTATTTCGTGTTTATTTACGATTTAGCTTGACAAAAGCTCAATATCTAACTATAATACTTATAAGCCCTCCGGGGTTACATCTATATATATCTAGTATGCTCCACCCGTTCCACACCCTTTGAAGTCTTTGAAGCTGCCGCGCTAACTGGTGTACACTCCAAAGCCTTTCAAAATGTATAAGCATGTATACATATGGGGGGGAGGGGCTATGGTCTCCTACCCCGCCTAGTCTTGCTACTTTTTATAGTCGAAAAAAGCTACTCAGCCGCAATCACTAGCACAAAACCCCCAAAACTACAAAATCTTTAAAGACTCTGAAGTCACAGAAGTTTATTGCAAGCTAGTTTCCAATCTGGTAAGACTTTAGAGACCTTTAAAGACTTATACCTTTTAGTTATAAAGGCTCCATAAATTCAATAGCTTATATATATATCCTCACTCCCTGCAAAAACTCATTGACATTCTTTAAAACCTCTGAAATTGATCAGTTTTTAACCAGTTTAACTATTGGCATAACGACTGACGTATTCGTTTTAAGCTGCCTATTGGCCTTCCTAATCTATTTAATTTTTAAGAATACCTGAGTATTGGTTTCCGTAAACTAGCTTAGAAAGCTTTCTAGCCCTGTTAAACGCCATGCAACAACGCCTCAAATCCCCCCAAAATCGACCCTCAAAAAATTGGTGTATAAAAGGTAGCATTATCTATTTGCGACAATTTACCTGAAAACGACATATGACCCGATAGGCAATTTCAGTCACGTGACCAACTATCGCATTTGGGTCATTTTAAAAACAAAAATAATATTTACATTGAACGTGCAACCAAATATATTAGGCACGTTGAAAAAACAAATTCATTTAACTTTATTTATAACGACTTATAAGGAATACGAACATGGCCACTACTACTTTATTATTGAACGAAAAAACTATACCTACACTTGCGAAAGGTTGGGTTGCCGGTGTTAACAACAAAGGCAAAATGCAGGAGGCACTAATTGAAGCTTTCGAAGCATGGATTATCAACAAGGATATTAAGGCGCGGGATGTGCTTGTTAAACTTTTCAAAGCTCTCGCCCATAATGAGAAGGCAGTGGCCTCAATTCGCACCCAGTTCAACACGCTCTCGAAGCGCGTCAAAAAAGCGAACGGTGAAGAAAATCCACGTGCACTCACTGTTAAAGACGGCGAACTGGTAGATGTTGTGCCGCGCAATAAAGGCGGAAATGGTGGCGGTGAAGGCGAAAGCTCGCAGATGGTTGCTAATCTAAACGCACCGGTGCAGCCTACCGCTAACGGCGACGCTGTCGAACACCTGCGAGCATTGCTAAAAGCTTCCAAGTGCGTGAAGGAACGCGCAACCTTTAAGATCGCAATCGCGGCAATCGCGGCAAGCATGTAAGGTATATATCCAATCCTGTCGCATGGTTAACGCCATGCAATAGGATTTATAAATATACTTTTAACTGTAAATAAGGGTAAGACTATGCGTAAAAAATCGTACAGGCAGCGCAAACGTGCGCGGCAAATTAGGCGAGAGATGGCTTTGGCTTTGGCTATCGCGTTGGCTATGATCCCGCTGGCATATTTTGCTAGTGCTATCGGGACAATACTTCACGCCAACATGGCGGCTCAAATATTATAACTACTTATAAGGAATCTAAACCATGCAAAATGATAACGATATACGCGAAGCGGGGATCGAAGCCGCATACAAGTACTTGCGCCAAAAGGATTGGGAGCGAATGAATAAACAGTGTGAGCTAATGACTACAATATCACTAGGTCTATGGATAACAGGGGTTGCCGTATTAGCGGTGGCTGGAATATATGCCGTTTTATTTGGCAGCTTATAACTACTTATAGGAATCGAGACAATGAAAAAATTATTATCTACAAGTGCAAGCAATACCAAAATTGCAAAGACTCAAAAGAAAGAAAAGGCACAAACGCGGGTCGCATCGCTATCACTACTGCCGGACGATGTTATCTGTCCTGCTAGTAAGGCGGCAGGTTGTCGGGCGGGTTGCCTAGAGTCGGCAGGTATGGGGGCGTTTAGCAATGTAAGGGCGGGGCGCAAAGCCAAAACCGACTACTACCATTTTGATCAGGTGCGTTTCCTAGCGCAATTGCGAGTAGAGCTGACTAACTTTGCTAAACTTTGCAAGCGTACCGGATCGGTGGGCGTGGTGCGACTCAATACCATTAGCGATATTGCATGGGAGAACCACCAAATCCCGCAGGATTTTCCAGACCTGAAGTTTTACGACTACACAAAACGGGTGAAGCGGTTGGGCAAAACGCCAGCAAACTATAAGCTTATGTTTAGTTATAGCGGAGCGCCCTCCTATCGCAAGCAGGTAGAGCAAATGCCAGACGGCTACCCGATGGCGGTAGTGTTCCGCAAAAGACTACCGACTCACTATATGGGGAGAGAGGTTATTGATGGGGACAAAAGCGATCTGGATAACCTCCGATCTGGGCATGTGGTGGTCGGGTTACTGGCGAAAGGCAAGGCCAAAAAAGATACGAGCGGGTTTGTTGTTGATCCCGATGTGATTGCGGTGGGCGGGTAAGCCCAATAGTTATAATTACTTATAAGGAATAGAGACCATGACAAGTAAAAGAGAAAAGCTGGCAACAGCCATAGATAACCTACGCTCTGAGCTAGAAGATTTTCACGATGACCTACGCATTAAGTGGGCAGACGGTGACGATGTAGATGACGAGCTACAAGAGATGTGGAATGTTGAAGATGCTTGTTGTCTATTGGTGCGAGCCGTCACACTAATTAACCCAGAAGGGGAGCACGATCATGTTTGATTTATACTGCGCCCACTGTGGCGAGCCGTGGGAGCACGATACACTGCACGATGTCGAGGGCATGGGCTATATGCAAGCAGCCAATGCATTTAAATTACAAGGCTGTCGCGTGTTTCAAATACTACGTCAGGGCATATACGGGACTGACAGCGTATGCAATGCCTCGAAGGTTGTCAGTGACAGCGAGCTGGCAGGTATACAGGCAGCCCATGAGTTGAGCGACTACCCAGAAGAATGGGATTACGACCTCGCTCGTACAATCTTTACAGGCAGGGGTGATTCCTACATCCTATGAAAGCGGGCTGGCCCACCGTGCCGATACGGGCCACATAATTTTATAACTACTTATAGGGATTAAGTAATGTTACTTACAAAGTATGAACAGAAATACATAACAACTAAGCCGCGCCACGTTAAGACAGGCGGTGGGTACAGGTTTGCTGACGATGAGCGCACACGGTACTGTCTGCACCCTGATCAACGAGACTGGACGCAGCCTTGCCCTATATGTAAGCGGAGAGTGAAGCCATGAGGCTGTCAGAAGTTCCAGTAAAGGACATCAAAGAGTTTAAAGACCTGTATGCATGGGTCTGTTCGATGCCGATTGACGGCAAGGATCGCAAGGTTCTTATGGATGTGATTGATGTTAGCTGCGGTCTCAACACTCGGCTGCTGAAATCACAGGGTAAATTGATATGACAAAGTGTAGCTGCGGCAAAGCAGCGGATGTAAAAGAGAAAGGGCTGTACCTTTGTGCCGCCTGTTGGTTAAAACTAAATCCTAATTGGAGATACAAACTATGAAAACTTTAATCGCAGTAATAGAAGCATGGGTAGATGATAGAGTAATGGCGAAGATAGCATCATCAGAGACAGGTGATCCGAAATGGTTGAAGATAGAACAACTAATGCAGGATGTTAAACAGATAGAAGAAGAGAACAAGGCGCTGCACCATCTCTATGGTGAGGCAGAAGCTATACATATCCGCGATGCTAATAGAATTGCAGAGTTAGAGCGGAAGGTGATGGGTCTCGATGAAGATAATTCTTTTGATGGCCTGAACCAAATCAATATATCTCAACGCTTAGAGTCATTAGAGTCTAGTGTAGAAGAAGTAGAATCCAGTATGCATGACGCTGAGAGTTTAACTGAAACTCTTGACAGTCAGGGCGATGACCATGAGTATCGCATCTCTGACTTAGAGCAAAAAGCTAATGAAGATATAGACTATGGAGATGTTATATCTGTAGTGAGAGATAGCTTAGAAGAATTCATTGTCGATGCAGTTCGCAATGAGATAGATGCGGTAGACTTTAAAGTAACGGTGGAGAGATAGCTATGTGGGCAATTGATTGGGACGAATCAGGCTGTACTCAGTACGCCTCAACACTAGAAGATGCACACAAGATTGGGCAGGTGTATAGCCCATACTACATCATAACTTATTTAGGAGAACCCAAAGATGATGGGATCAAAGAAGAGCACTAAGCGGCTGGTGTATAAGGGGTGTAACCCTAAGCTGCAAACGGGTGTTGGCTACACGATGTGGGAATATGCGGAGGCTTTAGGCCGTGACTACAAAAGGCTACACAGTAAGCTGTCGCGGCAGTTGTATGTCACTGACGAGATGTTACATCAACCCACACCCGCTGCGCCTTTGGTTAGGCTGGAGCACAGAGAAGAAATACTATCCGATAAATGGCTACGCAAAAATATTAGGGGCGCAACACTATGACAACTGCAAATATAAACGAGACAGACATTATGTTAGAGCTGGTATCAGTGGCACTCGAAGGGGTGTTGGATGATCTAAACAACGTGGAGCTAAGTGATCGCGGTGCGGTGGCACTCAGTAAAGAGATGCGACTGCTGAGCAAGGCACACAAAGCCCTCGAAGAACAAGCAGCCCTTGAGCGTCTAGGAGGTGAGGCGTGAGCTTCAAACCAATAGACACAGAAGAAAAGATAGAGACATACAAGGTGCTGATGGGAGAAGTGAGCGGTTACTACATTGATGTAGCCGCGTCTACCCCCGAAGAAGCTTTGAAGTTCGCAGGAGTTAACCGAAGTTACCCGAAGTACAACAAACATATAGTGGAGGTAACGCCCGTGGAAATAGTAACAGACATAGAGGGAGTAGAAGATGACGATAAGATCGGATAAGTACGGACGGATTCTAAACTGTTCACTGTGCCTTAATGATTATGTTGATCATATCCACAGTGAACAATTATGTAAGCGATGTTTAGAAGATACTTTAACCTTTAAAGACTTAGAAGATGTTTACATTAGTGGAGAAGTAGTTCCAGCGGTAGCTGTTCCATAAGTGAACAATTAAATAGTTTAAACATATGGTTGACTCAGCAACTTAGTAGCTATTATAATAGTGATTAGGATGTTGTCAACTCAGGATCGAAATTAATTTAATAACTTTGTACATAAAGTACATCTTGGAGATTGAAATGAATAATATTACACCGATGTTTGCAAACAACACAGCACTTACAGCCATAAGGGATGGGGGTTACGGGTCAGCCGACTTTGATATAGCTACATCACCCTTAGTTTATTATGCTGACGGCACAGAGTTCCCTAGTTCTAAGTCTGTTATCTATCGCACCGATACTGGTGGTGAGTTAGGTATCCACGGCCACGGCTACAAGGCGGTAGCTCCTAAGCATCAGATTGATGTTACCCGCAATGTCATTGAGCGATCCGGGCTTGCCATTAACAAGATGCGTGAGCAGATACGTACTTCACACGATGGGGCGAGAACCTTTGTGCAATACACATTGCCAGAGCACACGTATAGAACCAGCGATGGTGACAGCGCATCACTGAGCCTGTTATCTATCTCATCTTTCGATGGTACGTGGCCGTTTATGATTAGCGCAGCAGCTATTCAGAGTGCGTGTACAAACTTACAAGTCTTTGTAGGTGGTGAGGTAGCAGTGTATCGTGCTAAGCACACACGTTCGTTGGACATTGAGGCGGGCGGTCGTATCATCACGCGGTCATTGGAGACATTCCACAATGAGAGAGACCTGTGGCAGCAGTGGGATAACACAGAGTGTTCAAGCAAGGAGGCATTTAAATTCTTTGCACGGGCGTTGAAGTGCAGCTCAGCTTTAAGTCTAATAGAAAGTGGGATCACGCAGGGCGATATGGTTCTATCAGATATGCCTAGAAAAAGTAGCAGCTTAGAATATATCTGGAACAAGTACGTTCAGGTATATAGAAAGCGTTTAGGTACTAACTACTGGGCTGTGTATAATGCACTGACTGATTGGTCTACGCACTTTGGTGCTGTCCGTTCATCAGGAGCAGCGAACATAGCGTCAGTACAGAACGACAGGCAGCAGGTAGTACGCGATGCTGTTAAAAATAACCTACTAATGAAGGCGGCATAGTATGACAATGAATTTATTTGGGCAGTCCCTAACCATTGAGTTTAGAAATGGGGTGGGACTTGACATAGAGTTCTCTAATTCACGGCCTGTCTGGATAAGCAGGAGGGGTCGTGAAGACTTAGAGATCGCAGAGTTTGAGGGTATACTTATATCTTTACCCTTCATCCTAATTAGTTTTGGCATCTGTTATACGGAGAGTGCATGATGACTGACCCAACACATGGCGGTAAAGGTGATAGGTCTAGAGTAAAGGACAGTAAAACTTATGGCGACAATTTTGATCGCATTTTTAACCAGCAATTTAAAGAGGTTCAACATGAAAGAAAAGATAAACGAAAGCATCGAATGGATGAAGTCGGCCTGCTTAAACATCTCGTTGAGACTAAAGGTGTGGACGGTTCAAGCACTTGACAGGGCAGCACACCGTTTCAACCATCGTCTAACACTAGCTGCTCGTAATGGTTTGATTTTTGCGTCCGGTGTAGTACTCACTGTTATTATTTATGCGTTACTCTGAGGTGAGTATGTTTGCTGAGAGCTTACAAGGTAATCCTAGCCCTGAGTCTATGGCTACAGCTAAGGCAGCAGTAGATGTTACTGAGGGAAAGGTTCCACTGAAGACAGCGTGTTCCATGTACAACGTGCGGGAGCAGGCGGTCATCCAATACATCATTGATAAGACTGAGTACGACACAGTGCTAGGAATGAGGGAGGATTAACATGCAAGAAGAGAACAGGGGCATAGAGCTTTCAATTCAGAACGTAGTATCGTGGCACGTAGCGAGGAACTTGATACACGGTTCCAGCGACAAGGATCAGGTGCTTAAATTAATACAGGAGTTAGGTGAGCTGTCCGATAGTATTTGTAAAGGGCAGACACCCATTGATGACATCGGTGACATCATTGTGGTGTTAGTTAATATCGCTGTCAGGCACAACCTGTCACTGAAGGATTGTATTGATCACGCATATCAGGACATTAAAGATCGCAAGGGAATGATGGTCGATGGTATCTTCATTAAAGAAGAAGACATTGTTGACCGCGACACACTAGGAAATAAATAGCTAGACATTAGTGGCGTACATGTGGTACGCTCCAGCTTCAATCAACCCACCAATAGGTATATTAACATGGCAATATTACAAGGCGCAGCATACTGGGCAGCAGTAACCACCCCGAACACTACTTTCGAGCCAGTGTATTCGGTTAACTTAGTTGTAGATCAGGCAGTGGCAGATGACTTTGCATCACGCGGCTTCACTATCAAGCAGATGGATGAAGGCCCAGCAGTTGTGATTAAGCGTAAAGTCAACGGCCCTAACGGGATGGTGCGACAGGCTCCACGGCTAGTGGATGCACATAAGAACCCGCTTGATGCCCGCATCGGCAACGGCTCCACTGTTAAGGTGCAGTACAAAGAGTGGCAGTCAGAGTGGAAGGGCAAGACTTTCTACGGCTTAGACTTTCAAGCCATGCAAGTCATCGACCTCATTGAGGTTGGCTCACCTGATGGCTCAGAGTTTGAGGCACTAATTAGTGACATGGAGGATGAACTGTAATGAATACAGTTGAGATGGACGGTGTTTATTATAATGTCGATCTCTTATCTTCGGAGGGGCAGAGTATTTTCTCTGTCCTTTCCGAAAATACTAAGAGACTTAAAGAATCACAACTAACTTCAACACTATACAGCGCGTCAGGTATTACACTGATGGACAAACTTAAACCCCACCTAAAGGAAGAGGCTATAGTAGCAGGGAAAGCTACACTTATAGAGGAATAAAGCAATGGCATTTGTTAAAACACAACAGCCTTGTACAGAATGCTCCAGCTCAGATGCAGTGGGGATCAACGAAGACGGATCGGCATACTGTTTCAGTTGCACTACGTTTTTTAAAGACTACAGTACATCGGAAGTACAAAGAGCGGATACCGTAACGGAATTTAAAGAGTATCAAAGAAACAATAAGATTCAGACGGCAACACAAGCAGTGCAACAGGATCATACTGCGTCCTTCAACGAGCTGACTGACCGCAAGATAAGCTTAGCTACTGCTAAGAAGTATGGCGTTAAGTCTACGATGAACGGCAATGAGATTGATAAGCATTACTATCCGTACTTCAACGGACATGAGCATGCCGGAACTAAGATACGTAAGCAAGACAAGAACTTTGCGTGGACAGGGAGTCAGAAAGAAGTAGGTTTGTTTGGAGAGAATCTATTCAAAGCTGGAGGCAAGACCATTACCTTGACCGAAGGCGAATGCGATGCGATGGCAGCGTATGAAATGCAGGGTAGCAAGTGGCCCGTAGTATCTATAAAGTCAGGAGCACAAGGAGGTGTTCGTGATGTTAAGAATAGCCTTGAGTATCTTGAGTCGTTCGACTCTGTTGTCATTAACTTCGACAACGACAAGGCGGGTAAGGAAGGAGCGCAAGCAATTGCAAAGCTACTTACCCCAAAGAAAGCTAAGATAATGACCATGCCTGTGGACTACAAGGACGCTAACGATATGTTACGTCAGGGTAGACATGCTGCATACGTCAGTGCCTTCTGGGATGCTAAGTTCTATACGCCAGCAGGCGTGTTGAATCTATCTGAGCAGCTCGGTGCATATCAGAAGCTTAGGACAGAAAAGAAAACAGCCATCCCGTATCCGTGGAATGGTCTCAACAAGAAGCTCGAAGGTCTCAGAGCGGGTGAGCTGGTCACTCTTACTGGCGGTACAGGTCTAGGTAAGTCATCTGTTACCAGAGAGATAGAGCACTGGCTGATAGAACATACCGAGGACAACGTAGGTGTGGTTGCTCTGGAAGAGAACTGGTCGCGTACTGCTGAAGGTATCATGGCAGTGGAGGCTAACGCTAAGCTTCACCTAGATAGTGTTAAGGCTGAGTTCACTGATGACCAGTTGGACGAGTGCTTCAAGAAAGTATTCATGGGAGAAAACACAGGTCGTGTGTGGATACATGCACACCACGGTGTCAACAATCTAGATGACATCTTTAGTAAGCTACGCTACATGATCATTGGTTTAGACTGTAAGTGGGTAGTAGTAGATCACCTCCACATGCTCGTCTTATCTACGTTAGAGAACGATGAACGTAAAGCTATTGACGGCATCATGCATCGCCTTAGAACGATGGTAGAGGAGACAGGCTGCGGTATGATCCTAGTGTCTCACCTTCGTAGAGTTGAAGGTAACCGTGGACATGAGAACGGTATCGAGACAGGGCTATCACACCTCAGAGGATCGCAGAGTATTGCTCAGCTATCTGACTGCGTCATAGCATTGGAGCGCAATCAACAATCAGAAGATGAGATAGAAGCATCGACCACTAAGGTCAGGGTGTTGAAGTCCCGATACACTGGTGATGTTGGAGTAGCGTGTAGTTTATTGTACGATGGACGGACAGGACGGCTTAGAGAGACAGATGACTATGATGCTTCTCAGTTCGATGGAGATATAATATGAGTAATAAAACACCCTTTGGGCTACACGCTTTTGATGAAGTGCTGCGTGATCTCAGAGTAACAGTGCCTGACCTAGTGTATGAATCGCGTATGGTGGAGCATGGTAAGTTCTTTAACGACTTCATCATAGCTAGAAACAAAACACTCTTTAGACCTGTCGGGATACTTGATTGGGCGTGGTATACAGTGGCTGGCATGGCTCTAGCTATAGAGTTCGATGCTATGTCGGAGTACTACGAAGAGATGCTGAAAGATAAACGAAGTCCTGACAACATTTGGAAAGACAAGGGCAAAGAAAAACAATTGAAAGAAGGCTACTCCCAATGAGCAATCTAGTATTTGATATAGAAGCAGACGGCTTAGACCCGACAAAGATTCATTGCATTGTCGCTCAAGACGTAGACACGCTGGATGTATTTACATTCGACAACACCCAGCTACAGGAAGGTTACGACATGTTATCTGCGGCAACTAAGCTGATCGGTCACAACGTAATCGGCTATGACATCCCAGTAATTAAGAAGCTAGGAGGCGTAGACCTGTTCAACAAGAAGATCGTAGATACTCTAGTGCTATCTCGTTTGTTCAAGCCTACCCGTGAAGGCAACCACGGACTAGAGGGTTGGGGCTATCGCTTAGGTTTTAAGAAGGGTGACTTCGGACAGCAAGAAGATGCGTGGGAAGACTACAGCCCAGAGATGTTGGAGTATTGTAAGAACGATGTACTGCTCAACACCAAAGTGTATGAAGCACTGAAGGTTGAGAGCCGTGGCTTTACACCACAGTCAGTAAAGATAGAGCATGCAGTGGCTAAGATTGTAGACCAGCAACGCACTAATGGTTTTGTGTTAGACGTTGAGAAAGTAATGAGTCTTATGGCTATGTTTGAAACTAAGCTCCACGATCTAGAGGCAGAAGTACAGACGGTGTTCACCCCCACGATCACAACTCAGGTGCTTACTCCACAGCTTACAAAAGCAGGAGCAATAGCTAAGACAGCTAAGGATCAGCACGGTAGCGGTGTTCGACTCAGCACTGAGGAGTACGCAAAGATGGTCAAGGGTCTAACCAACGGCAGTCCACCTGTAACTAGAGATACTGTCACGCCCTTTAACTTAGGTTCTCGTAAGCAGATTGGCGATTACTTAATTGGTTTTGGCTGGAAGCCTAAGAAACATACACCAACAGGTCAGCCTATTGTAGATGAGGCAACACTCAGCAGGGTTAAGAACATTCCACAGGCTGCAATGATTGCTAGATACCTTATGTTCCAGAAGCGTTTAGCCCAGACTAAGAGTTGGATCAAGGAGCTAGACGAGGACACTGGTAGAGTACACGGCTACGTTAATCCTAATGGTGCAGTGACATCTAGAATGACTCACTCACATCCTAACATGGCTCAGATTCCTAGCAGCAAGTCACCATATGGCGAGGACTGTCGGTCTTGCTGGACTGTGCCAGAAGACTATAGGCTTGTAGGTATTGATGCGTCAGGTCTGGAACTAAGAATGTTGGCACACTATTTAAATGACGAGGGCTATACAAATGAAATCCTTAACGGAGACATTCACACCGCTAATCAAAAACTTGCAGGACTTGAATCAAGAGATCAGGCAAAAACTTTCATCTATGCCCTCCTTTACGGAGCTGGAGATGCAAAACTCGGCTCAGTGGCTGCAAGAGGTAGAGCAGGTGGCAAAGAGCTTAGACAATCATTCTTTGATAATCTCCCATCATTTAAAGCTCTTACAGGACGAGTACAAAGAGAAGCTAAAAGCGGATTCGTTAAAGCACTAGATGGTCGCAAGCTAACTGTCCGATCAGAACATGCTGCATTGAACACTCTGCTACAGGGAGCAGGAGCAATCGTGATGAAGCAGGCTTTGATTATTCTAGATCAGAAAATAAAGAAGCAGGGTTGGGACGCTAAGTTCGTAGCTAACGTACACGATGAGTGGCAGATTGAGTGTCACCTTGATGACGCAGTAGACGTTGGTAAGGCAGGTGTTCAAGCTATCGTTCAAGCAGGTAAAGACTTTAACCTTAACTGTCCTCTAGATGGGGATTATAAGATCGGAGATAACTGGAGTGAAACCCATTAAACCTGAAGTAGTAGAGCTTACAAGCTACGTTCACTTAAAATACAACACTTCTACAGGAGGTATCTTTAGGCTTCCGCGAGGAAAATCACCCATGACCGTTGTACGGGTAATGCAAACCGCTGAAATTGTTTTAATACAGTGTATATATTTATTGTCAGGACACATGACAGTATATACGGGGGACAAAGAAGTAGTCCCGCTGAAGCTAGGAACTTTTGAAGATGACTATGACTTCACACCTAAAAATATAACCGGAGAATACTATAATGAATTCTACAACAATTAAAAGATGTACAGAATGTAAAGATGAATTAGTTGTACCTACAAATTGGTATCCTTCTTTTCCAGCTAAGCAGTACTATAAGTGCAAGCCCTGCGTGGATAGAGTAAGGGTCGGTAACCACATCAAGGCTGGGACAGCAGGCTCTCGCATGATAGCTAAACACATTGGCGATAAAGCATTACAAGCCTTTGATTATTTCCCTACTGGCTATGTATATATTATCTCTAACCCAGCGTGGAAGGACTGGAAGAAAGTAGGCATGGCTATTGATGCTTATGACAGGTGCAGTGCTTTCCAAACTTCTTCACCTATGAGAGACTATAGGGTAGAATACTGCAAGCACTTTGAAGATCGCAGAGAAGCAGAGAAAGGTATCCACGCAGTCTTAGATGAGTCAGGCATAGAGAGAGTAGGAGAGTGGTTTAAAAGTAACACCTCTACACTTAAACAAGTTATACAAGCATATACAGGCGAGAACGATGACACTATCAACAGTAGTATCTGACATATACAAAGAACTAGAAGGTCTTTCGGATGGCACGGCATTGCCCTTGACTGAAGCAGACATAGATAAAACTATGGTGGGGATGAGAGCTGCGCTCATGGACTGGGCTACTCCCCGTAAAAGGAACACGGACTTCACTGTGCGTATGTCCAATGTCGGTAAGCCTCCGCGCCAACTCTGGTACGAGAAGAGAGACCCGCAAGGAAGAGGTGGCATTGACGGTGCTACACAAATCAAGTTCTTGTACGGTCATCTGCTAGAAGAGATTGTATTGATGCTAGTTCGCATGGCTGGACACACAGTCACTGACGAACAGAAAGAGGTTGTAGTGAACGGCATCACCGGACACATGGACTGCAAGATAAACGGTGAGGTTGTTGATGTTAAGACCGCCTCTCGCTTTGCATTCAATAAGTTCCGTGACGGTAGACTAGCGCAGGACGATCCCTTCGGTTACTTAGGTCAGCTTGCTGGCTATGAGAAGGCAGAGGGTACAGACAACGGTGGGTTCTTAGTTCTAAACAAAGAGAGCGGTGAGCTGTGCATGTTTCTTCCTGATGATCTGGATAAGCCCAACATAGATACCACAATAGCTGAGCTTCTTCCTGCGTTAGAGCTTGCTGTTCCTCCTGCACTATGCTACGCTCCAGTACCAGATGGCAAGAAAGGCAACATGAAGATAGCTAAAGGCTGTGGCTGGTGTAAGTACAAGCACGAATGCTTCAAAGACTCCAATGATGGACAAGGTCTACGGACATTTAAATATTCAAACGGCTACACTTACCTTACTGAAGTAGTAGTTGAACCTAAAGTGGAAGAGTTTCTATGAATAGAAGACGCAGCAAGCGGCTAGAAAAACATGCTACGACATTGCTGGTGTCGTGGCTCAAAGGATTGTTGGAAGAGGAGGAGGCATCTAAGATCACCGTAGAAACGTACAAATCTTTCCTGCCTACGCAAACTCACTACATGGCAGGACGCACTATGTTTTTAAATGCGTATCACCCTAAGTGGATCAAGAAGAAGATCATTCAGCTCCTCAAAATATTCCCAGCCATTCAAATCGAAGATGTTAATTTGGAGATGATAACGTGGAAAGTGAATCAACGACCTGCGGGCTAACGATAGAGCAAATGATAATTGCAGTCGGTAGTTTTCTTTTCAACTCCGATTCTTCTATTACTGAAATTGATTCTCTGTTTTTAAATGATTTAAAGATGGTCGTTGAAGCAGAGCTGGAACGCAGAGAGGCACAGATACATTGAAAAAGTTTAAGAAAGGATACCGCAAAGCCCGCGTCAAGCGCCCAGTAGAGAAGGACGTAGTCAAGGGCTACGATTCTAACTGGGAGTACGAGCTTCACTCAGGCATCTTAGATAACTGGAGCTTCCACACAGACAAGGTAACGTACACCATTGATCACAAGTACGAGCCTGATTTTGTTAAAGAGATAGACGGCAAGAAGATTCTGCTTGAAGCTAAGGGCAGGTTCTGGGACTTCGCGGAGTACAGCAAGTACGTGTGGATAAGCAAGGTGTTGCCGGACGATGTGGAGCTGGTGTTCTTGTTTGCTAATCCTAGCGCCCCCATGCCACAAGCCACTAGACGCAAGGACGGAACAAAACGATCTCACGGAGAGTGGGCAAGTTCCAAAGGCTTCAGATGGTATAGCGAAGATAGTATCCCCGATAGCTGGATCAATGCGGAGAAGAGAGAAACCTTCGATGACTGAAGGTACTCGCAAAGATGAAAGACGCGATAGGTTTGAGAGGAAGAAAAAGTTTAAAAAGATTACTTCGACTTCTAAATTAAAATCAACTAAGCAATACTTGCTGACTAAAAACAAGTATGAGAAGGAAACTACAGATGGACAGACTCAATGACGCAACAAGATTTGATTGGGATAGGATACGTAACAGAGAGAGCGACCACCGCGATACCATAATCAATCGTTATGTTGAAGCAGCAGAAGAAGAGCAAGACAGAATGGATAACAGAATGCTTGAAGCTCATAGCGAAGATGTCGTTAACAAGCCAGCACATTATAATGCAGGTGGTGTAGAATGTATCGAAGCTATCAAGGCAAGCATGTCCGTTGAAGCCTTTGAAGGTTACTTAAAAGGTAACTGCCTCAAATATCTTTGGAGGATGTCCTATAAGGGAAAAGCTTTAGAGGACACAAAGAAAGCTCAGTGGTACTTGCAGAAACTTATAGACAGTATTGAAGAAGACTGATGTACGATTTTATTAGACACGCAGCTATGTATGTGGTATTCTGTGCCGTATGTTTTGGAGTAGGTGCTTTTCTAGCACACTCAACTTAAAGGAAAAGAAGAATGGATCAGTACCAACAGTTTATACACAAGAGCCGCTATGCACGGTGGATACCTGAAGCAGGTAGACGCGAGACA